NCCTCCCAACTTGAGCCTGTTAGGTTACATCTAAAAGATATATCGAAATCAGGCCCTGAACCGTTTGTATCATTATCATCCTGCCAAACAACATAGATATTACCATTCTCTACAGCAATATCTGAATAACCTGAGCTGCCGATGTTATTATCCTTATCGAAAACAGGTTCTGAAATTACCTGTACAGGTTCCCAATTTGAACCAGTTAAATTACATCTATAAAATATATCATGATCATTCGCTCCTGCCCCGTTAGTATTATTTTCATCCATCCAGCACTCTCTCAAGAACTAGACATCATGCAAGACTGCATCATAGGATTCGAGAACGGAACCTACACAACTGAAAACTCCGAAATGAAGAATCGTATCATACTCTGCTGCTTCGGCAACGTTGCCCAAATCATCGGCCTCTCGAAGGTGCTCTGGAAGATACACCAAGTGCTCAGCATCATTCGCATCAAAATAAGCACTCTCTGTAAGAGCCATTACCTGCTACTCCTCCTTGAACTTATCCTTGATAGCCCGCTCCAAATCCCCGCGAACAACAGCACCGCCTTTACCAGTACCTTCAATCTCTTCAATGGCGATACCCATTTCCGCACACTTGTCCGTCAGATCGGAAACAGTAAGCTGGCTCAAGCTGGGAGCTTTCTCTGCCTCTTTCTCTTTCTCTTCCTTGCTCTCCTCCCCAGAAGCTTCTGCTTCGGGCAAGCTATCTATTTCCTCATGCAGTTTAGGGTCAAAGTCCGCTTTGTTAATTCGGCCCGAACCCTCCCCGTATTTGAACTTCACAAACATCGTAGGTAGTTGCGTCATTGTGCTACACTTCCTTTCTGCATACTAAATAGAACAGGGTGCCCTTGCTATGCTGCGAGTAGCCAGCCTATTGGCGCTGTTAGCATAACAGAGACACCCTGTTCAGATTCCATCTCGCGGCGCTCCTCAATTAAGCAGGCTTAGCCTACTCTTCCATCCGCACCGCCTTGTTGTGATCCAGTACCTTAACGCCCCACAGCGCATCCAGCCGGACATACACATCCGCTGCCTGTCCTTCGTACCACATGCTGGAGCGCAATGCAAGCCCTGTCTCGGGGTCCATTGCGCGGCCCATGGTGGCGCCTCCCACGCGGGCTCCAATGTCGGACAGCGGGGCCATTGCAAGCGCCAACGCGCCACGCTGCAACCCGAGGTTCAGCACCTTGCCGCCGGCTTCCTGTGCTATTGTAACATTGTCGCTGGCGCTGTAAGCGACTTCAGCAGCAGGCTCGAAGCTCACCGTGATGAGGTTCGAAGCAGCAGTGGCATCAGCGTTAATGGCATAACGCTGGTCATCACCCGCAATAACAAACGTATCCCCGCGGTTCACATCTCCGGTAAGGGATGCGCCAGAGTCCTTCATTACAACTGAGGTATCGCCGATTGCGATGTCGGCGTTCAGCTGCAACTGGGTACCAGGAACCAGCGCGCCTCCAGTCCATGTGTAAAGGCTGGAGTTGTAAAAGATATCGAACCCGAACTTCTTGCCCAGCCAGCCTTCCCGTTGTGCCATCTCGGCGTCCACTCCCGTGTTCGCCTGGTGGAACGTGGCGAGCTGCAAGTATTTGTCCTCCAGGTTCGCTGATACAGCACACGCCCTGTTCTCGTAGGGCGCGCCGCGTTCCTGCAGAACTTTCCTTGTAAGCGTAAAGTCATCAACGCCGCCACCATCCACGCTAACAAACCACGGGATAAGATGGGCAAGGTCTGCCAGCGTCTGGTCAATCTTCGCTGCGATTGCATACGCTGCGGGGTCGATATGTTCAGCGATGATCTGCTCCTGGGTATAGTTCAGCTCTTGGTCGGAGAGCTTAAACTGTACTCCAAACCACTGATCCACTGTGATCTCCACTTCGGAGGGTTCAAGGTCAGTAGCGCCCGAAATGGGCATTGCCTCAGCCGCAAATGACCCAGGTTTGCGGATCTTGATAGTCTGCCCCTTCTGGGTGGGTGCCTTGTCGTAGCCCCGGTGGACTACAAGGGCGAGCCCGAGTTTTTGGTACAAGCGCAACAGAGCTGTCTGCGCGTACCAATACGGGTCATAAGGTGTAATGGTATTTGCCATGGTTGGAACCAATCCTTTCTATGAGCGCCGCGCTAGGTCCCAACCATAATCGGTCGAAATCTAACGCAGATTATTCAACGCTGTCAACGACCTCAACCCGTCCGCCTGTCTCGTCGGCTTGCTTGAGAGCTGCTCGATACTTTGCTGCATCCTCAGCCTCTTCACGCGAGAGCTTAATAGTAGCACCCTCACCTGTGACTTGATCGCCTTTGAGACCGGCGCCATCCTGTCGCTGCGGGGCAAGGAAATCAGCATTCTCTTTTGCCTTGGCCCAGTCCTGCAAGAACTCCTCAGGACCAGCATATGGACGCGCCTCTGTAGCGTTCGGGGAGTAACGGAGACCTTCACCCTCAATGACTGCAAACGTATCGCTCTTTTCATCGTACCTAAAAAGCGACTTAATCATGCTCACAATCATTGCATCTCCGCCTGCCTGTCTCTTCAGCATTGCGGGCTTCACTCCTGCTTCCGCTGCTGCTCCTATAATCTCTCCATGGAGCCGCTCGTTTAGCAGTTTACCAACACGGATCTTTAGAGCATCATTATCGTCCTTTAGAGGCTGGACATGCTCTGTCTCCCATGCTTTCTTGGCCCGCTCGATTTGTTCACCGGCCTCGGGGTCACCCTCCCCGGCCTTTTTCAGGTTATGAACCTGGATGATTTCACCGACAAACTCATCGTCCGCTAACAAGTGCTTGCGTTGTGATATTCGATCGCGGTCCAAACGATCCTTCACAATGCCATCCACTGCATCCTTATTAACGTAACCTGCGCTGACTTCTTCCGATGTTAAGTACCCGTCAGGGAGAGGTACCTCGATTTCCTGCTCTTTTCCCTCTTCAAGTGTTAGAGGGCCTTTGAGAATATGCTTTAGAAATCTCATCTTATCTCCTGCGCTCCTTTTCTACGTCTTTAGCCCGACGGCGGGCTTGTACTAATCAACGCGCTTATTGTTATTTATTATTAACATTAAATAGTTAGCCTGCGCGGGGCAGCTAACTATTTGGCATTACAATTAGCGCGCATAATTGTCAAGCACCAACTGTAACACTACTCTCCGCAATCTCAGCAAGCGCCCCGCGGGGACCTTCCATCGCAGAACGTTGTAGATGCAATTCAGTACGTTCCCGCAGGCGTTTTGCAGTAGCCGGAGGAGTACCCTTTGGCAATCTTGCTCGATCCGTTGGACGCTGCCTTGTAGGTGTAGGTTTTGCTGTACCATAGTCCTTTTCTTTACGAGCTTTAGGCACACGCTCGCAACGATCCCAGGGATGGGGAGGAAATGGCACTTCAGTAACCGGATACACTCCCGCACCTAAACCATAAAAATCATTTGTAGCTAATACATCACATTCACAGGGGCCCGTTATCTCTCCGCGATCATCGGCAAGTCTCCATATAACAGCCTCAACCAAGGGATCAGCAGCGTAGTGCTGTACCTCCGCTTCTGCGCGGGCATTGTAAGTCTCTGAGAAAGATATACGCTCTGCATTATGCCGGAGCTTACGGGCTGCCTCCGAGCGTAAGGCGCGAACTGCGCGGGGGTCACCCTCAAACGCTTGCCGCGCTAATTCTCGCAGGTCATGGATATCAACGCCCAGTTCACCAAATGCTACATCGAATTCCTTGTAGCCCTGCACGTAGGGACGCAATGCGCGGGCAAGCTTGTCTGGGCTCACACCCTTCATAATGCTTGCACGCACTATTGCATCCACGTCCGCTGCTGCTGCGTTCACGTAGCGCGGCACAAGCGTTTTCCACGTCGGTGCCGCCCCGAGGGATTCATATGCGCCATACAGCGAAATCTGCGGGGCAGTAACAGCGCCCAGCGGTAGCTCTAAAGCCTTAGCAGCTTCAGCAGCTCTCACAGTAGCTAAGCGCCACACGCTTTGCACTTCCTTAAAAGTAGCTGTGCGGCCCCCCTCAATATGCGAGAGCAATTTATCGCTGAGCCTACGAGCAGCGTTGCGCGCAATCCTTACGCTCTGCTCCATGGCTCTACGTTGGGAGAAAGGAGTAGTACCAGCCGGCAGCGCGCGGACCCGTGCAGCTAGTTCATTGGCCCATTCCAATATGTCATGACGCGTGCGCTGGAGCGTAGCCCTTGAGATACTATTAGCTGCCTTGCGTGCTTTAATTTGGGCTCTACGGTAGCCCGTTGCACGGACCCTGCGGTCGGGCATGCGTTAGAACTGCGCTTGCTGCAGGAAGTCGCGGTGGGACGCTTGCTCTGCCTGTGCCATACGTAGTGCTTCCTCATACACAATATCCTTCTTAAGCCGCTTCTCCCCGCCCTCTACCTCAATGGTTTCCTCAGGGTTAATTAACCCTAGCCCCCCTAAGTAGCGCACAGTCATCTCAGCCTGCGCCTCCGGCGTTATAGGTAGCTGCGCCATAAGTGCTGTACTACGCTCTATCATGTGCAGCTCGACCGCTGCAATCATCTCCTCATCATCCAGCTCTATCCCATCGTACTCTGCAATTTGCTTTACAATATGGCGAAACCCAACGGGGCCCAAGGGCACCACAGCCTTCTCGCCAAAATAACGCTTGGCAAGCTTGTCCACTGTGAGCTGATAATCAATGGGCACAAAGTCCGAGCTGCGCTCCACGTTAGCAACAAACCACCGGCGGCTGTCCCCTGCGAATTCCGTTTGCTCTATGCGCCATAGCGCACCATTTTCTCCATCATCGGCAGACGCTTTAAGCATCTGCAGGAAAGCACCTACCCCACTGCTTACATCATGGCGGACTTCCGTTGCTGTACGCTCCCGCGCAGAGTCCCCATACTCCCGGAAACCTGTGATGTAGAATTCCTCAACCTTGCGGGTCAATACTTCCGTTGCAGCTTTCGCGCTCTCTGCGGATGGAGCAATAAAGCCATGCACTTGACTATGCTCAGGATCATTTTGCAGCACACGAGAGCCCTTCTTGAGCCCCTTCAAAATTGCGTCATACTGGTCATCATCCCCTATAATGTTTAGGAAGGGGAAGTTCGCAGTCCTCAGCAGATGGTCCCGCTCCGATTCCTTGTTGAAGATTGCATTCGCTTTGCGGGCCATTAAATAACCCACGGCTCGATCCATGGGTAAACGCACGTTGAAGATGGGCAGGGCGGGCGCACCATGTGGACCGACATAATTATATGCACCTTCATCTACCATTATTGCTGCACCTTTATCGTCCTTCCGCCACCTCTGCCATCCGCTCGTACTGTAATGCACATACCTGTATTGTTCTTTAGATTCATCCTTTATACTTTCCCTGCTATCAAACCACTCTTTAACGAGTACCTCTTCAAGTCCATTCGGGCCCTCTCTCCAGTTAGGTACCCTCAACGGACTTAGCACTCTTACAAAGCTTCGCCCATCCACACTATCTACAGCTATCCAAACAAAGTGACTATGGACGATCTTCACCACGAATTGTTTCCACACAGTAAGCCACCCATTGCCCCGCCCATCGGTGTCACTATAAAGACGATGCATTACAGTACCAGCATCAGCAGGATCACCGAGACCTATCCCATTCTCATCAACAAACGTGCGGTTAGCACTGGGCTCAGCAGAGAACAGCATACCTGCAAGCGAGTCCACAAGCGTTGCAAAATGCGGGGTATAGTCCGAGAGCTTTGTACGCTCATCATAGCTCTCAACTGTTTCGCTCTGTCCTTTGCGCACTAAATAACTCTTCACAGCAATAGGGTCGGTAACAGTCCCGCTGTAATGGTCGCCAACGTATACCCACCGATCGCGGTTGGCCTTGTAGTAGGGATGCACATTGTCCAACCATGTTTTTTGTAACTGCTCTGCTGCCATTTTACTCCTCCTTAAAGTGTAGCTGTATCGGAACGCCCTGATGTCCTACCCAAATCCTGTCGCACCCAATTCCAATACACAAAAGCATCACCTTTGTCCGGCGATCGTCCGAGTCGTCTCTTGATCTTTTCCTTAGACTCCAATGTAATCTTGCCCCTAAGCAATTCCCACTGTGGCATTAACAAATCATTGTGCAGCTCTTCATCATCAGGGATCGAGAGCCGCGCGTGCTGCAAATCCAGACGCGCTTGCCACCACATCTGGGACCTCAAATTCGCAAACACTTCTGTAGACTTTTTAATCTTAACAGGACTCGCCGATCCATCCAGCTTCCTTACATTCATCCCCAACCGCTTTGCCTCATTTACTGCCCCTGCCCCTACCCCAATGCTATCCATCCCTACTCGCGTCTCATCTACCCCTTGCGCTTTTGCAAGTGTAACCACAGAGCCACCGAATTCATTAGCGTCCGGGCAACGCTGCGAATGCACTTCATGAACCACTGCCCCGTAACCCAGTACCCAGCTGCCCATATCCCCGTCTTCACTATTTGCTACATCGACCCCGATAGCTGTGGGGCCTTTAAGCAATGGCTCGCGCTCCCTGTTCACAGCGTCCCTTATCCATTGCATACGGATGAGCGTATCCTTGCCTTCCTCTGGGCAGATCCCGCGCACATGGGACATAAATATCCGAGACCCACGCCCAAGGGATTTGAGACGCTTATCTATGCTTTCCTGTGTTACTCCACCAGGGATAATATCAGGGTCCTTGCACACCACATTGGGGTAATCATAGGCGCTAATACGCACATGCACTGTATCTTCCTGCTCGCAGAACTTATGCAACTCATCCATCGTACTGTCCGGATTGCCCAATGCAAGCCGCATATTATGAACAGCAGTACAAGTATTCTCAAACGCAGTCATTACAGCCGAGTGGATACCGGGCGTTTCCTCCGTGATTATCAGCATATGGGGTGCATGGAACCCTCGAGCCCGCACCGCGCTTTCCTCTTTAGCTCCTACCCCTACAGGGAAAGCTACAGCAGTCCAGTAGTCCTCCCCAGGAAGCATACGCAGTTGCAGCGTAATCATTTGAGCACCAGAGCGACGCTTCTTAAACGCGGGCCACATCTTGGATATCTCAGCCCATATGTGCATCTGTAGCTGCTTCTCTTTGGGAGCCGTTGTTACAACCAGCGCGTTCTCAAACGTATCCAAAAACCACAGCACAATAATAGCCGCACCAAACGTCTTACTTGTACCTGTCCCTCCCTCTACACCACAATCCTGACCGTCCTGTATTGCCTCAAACATTGCAACCAGAGGCTCAACAGTGCCATCCCATACATGCTTCTTATATTGTGAATCCAACCTCCAGCGCAATGTACGCTCGGGCACACCTAAAACATCAACAGCCCACCGTATAATATCGTACGTATAATCGGGCTCTTCCGCACGTTGTTTGTTGCGCAACTTAACAGCGGTTTTCGCTTGTATCAGCTGCGCATCCGCTGCGGTGATTTCACCCACCCTACTCCTGCTCCAGCTGCGTGCGCGCTTCCTCCCACGCTTCATCAGGATCGAACCCCTGCTCGACAGCCCAATCCCGTATCCGCTTCTCAAATTCTTTCATATCTAATACTTGAACTTTATGGCGCTCTGCATACTTCTCAGGATAGTGTCCTTTAAGTAACACAATAAGCAACGTATCTGAATACTTCTTTATTGTATCAATACGTTCGCCCTTATAATGCACAGGTTCATCAACACCATAAACAGCTCGCCTTATAGCTTCTGATTCTAACGCATCTCGAGCCGCGCGTTGCGCCTTCTTGAACTCCGCCGCATACTCTTTATCCTTCTCAAGCCATATATAATGGGTCGTACGCTTCACTCCCACATGCCGCGCCGCAGCCGTAATATTTCCGTTCTCGGAAAAGTGCGCCAAGAGCGCTGCCTTTTTTATGCGTCGTCGTACATCATTGAGGCTTTCATCGCTGCCCTCCCACTCCTGCAGCGCCTGGAGCAGCTCTTCCCTGGTCCTGTGGGACTCTGGTTTAGGAAAGGAACGCGCTTTCGCATACGTATTGAGTTCTGAGCGCGTCATCTCATTCGGTTCTTTGTGGCGCGCCGCCATAACCCACCCCTTTAATTGTTATTTATGATTTAATTATTAGTAGATGAGCTTAATAATTACAGTACATGAAAGCTTACCAACCGCCAAGTTAAATACCTATTTTATTTCACTAAACCATTCGCTTTTTTTATAGCTCTTGCAGCGCACGGGCCATCACTACCGCCCTTCTTTAAGCACTCCGAGTATTCAGTCTGTGCTATTGCAGCCCAGCGTTTCCTTTTCTTAGGGTCCTTGGCTACCTTCTTGTTGTACTTATGTACGTTCTTTTCTGTGAATGGCATCCTTGTCCTCCCCTGCGTTTTTTGCATCCGTCCTCCAGTCCCTAAGCATAACGTCACAGCTCACGCCATACAACACTTCTTTTAGATCGAGCTTAAATATCGTAAGCAGCTGAATTGCGTACACAAACAAGTCGCCAATCCCATCCCTTACTTCGGCGATTAATTTCTCGTCATTATACCCACGGATTTGCTGCTGGGTTTTCAGCACGGCATGTGCAATCTCCCCGCACTCCTCTGCAATGCCCATTACGAGTTGCGAT